TGTGCCTCTTTAGACACAGTGGTCAAATTACCTTCCCATACAGTTGTGGGTATCGTACCATTCGTGTAGTCTTTACCAGTACGCAAGTTACGTTTCATCTTACGTTCTACTTCTACCTTAGTGCGATCAAAGAAGAACTCTTTACCCTTGCTGTAGCACCACGCTGTCTCAAACTTATGTGCGAAGTTGTTGCGGGGTCTACCACCCCAGTTATACGACCAATGAATAGCTGGTTGTGCAACTAGTCCATCAATCTGATTTAGTACCTCTAACTTGAGACGAAAGAACAGGTCAGTCTTTTGTGTACCCCAAACGCACATCATACGTCCATCTTTCAGTACACGGGCGCACTCAGTAATCCACTGTCTGCACCATTCTAGATAAGCATCTTCTGTGGGAAATGTATCCCAGCCAGCACCACCATCATACCCGATGTTATATGGAGGATCATTGTTGATATGACCAACAGAGTTGTCGGGCAATGACTTTAGAAAGTCAAGGCAGTCTTGGTTGCTTATCTCAATTGTCATAGCTACCGACCTTGACAAACTTACGTCTCGACTTTGAGAACTGCTTCATAGGCGTACTGAATACTTTCAACTCAGCATCAGGCGCTTGATAAGCCACTAGATGGCCATTTTGATCTACATGATAATTACCCTTAGGCATATCCCAATCAGTCACTTCTTTCAATATACTAATCAAATTCATTATACTCCGGATTTTTATATACTGTAGTATACATGGTTTTATCAGCCAAGTCAATCTTTACCGTATTGAGGTTAGTTGTCTGTCCTGGCTTTCGCTTTGCATTGTTCTCTGTAAGTTGACGAATCACCTCATCAGTCTTGGGTCGAATGATCATCATGCAGGTTTCTTTGTAGAACACCCCATAGTAGTGATCGACCTCTGCATAAGCATCAAGGGCAGATTGCTTATAAGCACCGTTGTATACACCCTCAACTTTCAGAGATGAGAATAGCTTGCCAGTTTTAGGATAGCGAACTCGCTGAAACAGGTTGTTCAGTTGCTTGTCTTCGATTGCTTTGGATTTGTATTCAGCAAACTTACCATTAGCTTCGTCCCAAGCATCAGAGCCGTACTCATCAGAGCCTGCACCCGCTGATATCTTGGTGTGTGCCTTGTGACCTAGCTTCTCTGCCATCACGGGCTCACGCCATTTGGTCTTGTCTGTGACTTTGTGAAAGCCGTCTATCTCACCCTTGACGTACAAGGCTGCCGCTAGTTCTTCATAAGTTAGTTGATCGGCTAAACTCTTTACTGCTTCCAAATTCATAATGTAAACTCCAGTTGCTCTATGCATTCTAACGCATATTTACGCTCAAGTCTATAGGCTTCTTTTTCCCATGGAGCATCGATGTAAGATACGTTATTATAACTTTTCTTTTTCCACATTGTGTTGCCGTGGGCAACTCGTAACTCACGCCTTGCATACTGCTTTACGTGAATCATTTCGTGGATGATCGTTCCGACCAATTCAAATATAGGTAAAGATTTGCGAATAGTAACGGTGAACTCACGATTGGTATCTTCTTCCATACAGTAACCGTATGCATCGTCACCATTCATTGAACTGAGTTCAACAGCGATATCGAGTGTTCGCATTTTGGGCATCAACTTCGTGATACTCCAGTTGACAACCATCTCAGCTAATTCACGTTGCTTTTTGGTACCGCCTGTGACACAAACTTCATTCATAATCAAACCTCATCTCAACGAAACAAGTATAGTATCTCACATATCTATGAGCGTGTCAACACTTTTTTTAAAAAAAGATTTGCTTATAGATCAAGCACTTAGGTCATAAAAGGTATATTTGCATAAAATTTCTTCACCTGGCCAGATATCTTTGGTAGCTACCATGAAGAATCTACTGTCTTTTTGCTCTTTGGCGATGTTTGCGTTGTCTTCATCGTGGTTATAGAAAGCGCCAAGGGGTGTCCTCATAAGGTGTTCACCCCAATAGAAATGAGACATCCCTATCTCTTCGCCCTTTTCTATCTTCTCTATACACCACAGACCTAGTCCGTGTATGCTCGACTTCTTGATTGTTACACAAGATGGTAGTGGTGTGTACATTGTATATCCTTTCTAGCGTTTGATGCCTTTGACGATACGAACTATCTTGCTCATAAGCATCTTGATTACAGTGAAGTGAAATAGACCATGACCGTATAGCCAATGGAATGTGTGGTTATTTTCTATCTGATCTTTACTACCGAACTTACGAGTCCAGTTGTCTACGTACTCGCCTTTGTATCTTAGTACAGCGTGTGATATTTTAGACTTCGATGGTCCTACACAACAAATACCTGCTTGTCTTGTGAGTAGCATCCACCACATTTTTATATCGCTCTCTCCACAAAGTCGCCATAATAGCGACAAAGCGTAGTCTTCGCAATCCCCTTCGAACTTACCTTCTTCACTTTCGTTACGAATGATGCACCAAGCATCTGCCATTCCGTATTGTTCTTTGTCATACCTATACTTCCATTTGGCAGTAAAGGCTGAAGTAACGGCGTCTCTATCCCGTATCTCCTCTCTCTTCATCTCTCAGACTCCTTACATGTGTCTTATGTATCTTACAATTGATTATGCCATTGTAGTAATCATCAGACAATAACACTTCTCTATCGAATTGTTCCTTTGCTTCAAGGTAACTCATTACCCCTTTAGAACTACATAAATGTAAAATCTCTCTGCGAAACGAATCAGCACCGTGTTCTTCAACAAGTGCTTTGACTTCATCAGAAGAGCCAAAGTATGTTTTCCAATCACTCTCAATGACTTTTTTTCTTTTTCTAGTTTTACCCTTTAGCGGCGGTAATCTCCGTGTGGACTGAAACAGCTTCTTGCCTACATAAGACTTCTCATTTTGATCAGTTATTATGTACACAAAGCCCACATATTCTTCTATCATATCACTGGTAAATTCTTTACCTTGGTAATGCCACATGTTCTATAATCCTATAAGTTTCCATCCATGATTAGCTATTGCATTCAATATAATTGCTAGGCAACATATAATATGTAGTAAAACCCAAAACGTGCGTATTACAGCAACTTTGTCAGCCTTTCGATCTTCTTCGTATTCCTTTGCTCCAATAGCCTTGCACCAATATTCCCAGATACGTCTGATCTTATTCATATTCCTCTTCGTCTTCTCCACTCCATGGTTCACGCTCTAACTCTGGGTCAGGCAGTTCCTCACCACAGGAAGGACAAAATATTAGTTCGTCATCTTCCATCTCAAACTCTATCATAAATTGTGTATCACAGTAAGGACATTTTTCCTCAACTCTATTGATCATATGCTTGCTCTACCTCTATGCTACATTTACGAAGAAATTCTACTCCGTCCTCGTTTCGGTATTTATTTTTGTAATAGACAGACGTGATTCCACTGGTATATATAAGTTTCGCACAGTCTAAACATGGCGCATGGGTTATATACATCGTACTGTTTTCGCCACTTTCATTCGATCTTGCTAACTTAGCGATAGCATTTGCTTCGGCATGAATCACTTCTGGCTTAGTCTTAGTGTCAGTGTATATATCAATGTCATTTGGGTGCACCTTGAAGTGTGGCTCATTGATGATATCTTCACACTCATTAGACCAACCAGAAGGCATACCGTTATAGCCAATAGAAATGATCCGATTGTCTTTTACAACAATCGAACCAACCTGTAATCTCTTGGCTGAAGACAGAGAAGCGAACCTCTCTGCCGTATCCATATAAGCGTGTTGCCACTTATCCAAAGTTATATGCCTCATTCCAATCGCCTTTGAGACCTGCAACTTCATATTCTGTTACACGGTTTTCAAAGAAGTTGGTATGATCTGCACCATTTAGAATCCATTCTAACCACGGTAGTGGGTTGTCTTTTACTTTGAAGTTAGGTTTCATGCCTAGCTGAATCAAACGTCTGTCGCTAATATATCGTACATACTGCTTGACTTCGTTAGACTCTAGACCTTCGATCTCACCCATATCGTATGCTAGATCAACAAACTTGTCTTCTAGCTTTACTGCGTTGCGTGACATCTCGTAGATATCTTTCTTGAAGCTATCGTCTACAATGCGTGGATGCTCCTTACAGAATGTCTTGAATAACTTGGCGATACCCTCGACATGCATTGACTCATCACGAATCGACCACTCGACAACTTTACCCATACCCTTCATCTTACCGTAACGCTGAAAGTTCAGTAGCATTACGAATGATGCAAACAATGCAACACCTTCGTTCATTACTGACTTAGCAAGGGCAAGACCTAGACCACGCATTGTGTTGACATCTGAGTCCATGATGAAATCGATCTTATCAGCCATCTCTTGATACTCAAGGAATGCGTGATACTCAGAGTCAGGTAATCCTAGCGTTTCATTCAATAGTGCATATGCTCTCTGGTGAATACCTTCACGTGTAGCGAATGAGCCTAGCATGTTACGAACTTCGTTGTTCTTGAATTTAGGAATGAACTGGTCAAAGTAGTTCTGTCCAACAGCAACGTCTGACTGTGTGAAGAGGCGAAGAATGTTTGTCACATATTCTTTTTCAACCTCTGTCATCTTGCCACCTTTCCAATCAGTGACATCTTCTCCCAGATCAATCTCATCTTCGATCCAGTGTGCTTTCTCATGGCGTGTAGTCATCTCTACTGCCCATGGATAATGAAAGGGCTTATATGTTTCAGAAAACTCTAGCAGACCACCGCCAGCTTTCTTTAGTAAAGTACTAGCCTGTGACATCAAATCATTATACGTACCGATCAGTTTGTCGTTGATAAAGATTTGGGGTACAGACCTAGCATTAGGCATCTTCTGATAGAATGCCATGCGCTCTTCTTCACTGTCTAGTTTGATCTCAGTGTAAGTTAGGCTATGTGTCGTAAACCACGCTTTCGCTTTCTCGCAGAAAGGGCAGTTCGACTTCGAATAAATTAGTACGTCCATTTTTTCTCCCAATGTATCATTCCTCTTTTTAGATTGACATTTGTAAATTTGCATCAGCATGACGTTGTTCATCTTCCCGAACTTTTATAATCATGTCTGACAGTTTAGCATCATCTGGTAGACTGTAATACTCTTTTGCCATTTTTGGACAAGGAGCATTATATATCTTACCGGATTGTATTCTATTCAAATACTGCGAATAGCTTATCACCGCTTCTTGTTCGAAGTAGTGAATCATTCTGTGGCACGTCTTCGGAAAGAAGATATACAACAGAAGGTAATAGTGCCAGAATAAGAACTGAGCGATAAAGATCAATAGTCTCTCTACCCAGTTTGGATTAGCAATCTCAATGAAGAACATCAAATGCATTCTCTCATTTTCTGCTTCTGCTAGTAACTCACGGATATCTGGACCGTATCCTTTCTTAGCTTTACGTAGTGACTTTAGATGTATCCACATTCCTGCTACCATGCCTGGCACACCAGCAATTGTTTCTAATACAACTGCTCGGTGACCATAACGTTTAGCAAAGAATGTGTCCGCAAAGAAGCGAAACATCATTGTCATACCTTTAGCAAAGTAATCACTTATTATCCCTGACATGCAACACATTCGTCCTGTTGTTCTTCACTACCATTGATGAAGTTCATTTTGCTTGCGTCCATGTTTACCACATTATCTAGTGTCTCACGTTCAACTTTCTCAGCAACGTTCTCTGCTCTGTTAGTGGCTTCTGTTCTGAGATAATATAGACCCTTACATCCATTTGCCCACGCCGCATAGTGTACTTTACTTAGATAAGATTTTTCTGCGCCTGCGGGAAAGAAGATGTTCAATGACTGACCTTGACACAGGTATCTCTGTCTCTGACCAGCGAGTTCTACAATCCGCATTTGATCTAACTCAATAGCAGTTGCGAATACTTTCTTCTCATGATCTACTAAGAAGTCTAGGTGCTCAACTGATCCACCATTGGTGATAATAGATGACCATATAGCTTCTGTGTTTTTGCCACGCTCTTCTAAGAGTGCCTCTAGATACTTGTTCTTGTTCAGGTGTGAACCCACACGTGTACGTGAAGTAAATGCATTTGCTTTCCATGGTTCAATAGATGGCGATGTGCCAGCGATCATCGAACTATTAGCATTAGGTGCAATGGCAAGCATGTGTGCATTTCTACGACCAGTACCCTTCATGTCAGGTGCTTCTCCTAGTGTCTTGCCAAGTCGTAAAGTCTCTTCTACTGCATTGTCGTAGATATCACAGAAGATATCTTCGTTGGCTTTTACTGCCTCTTCACTATCAAATGCAATCATATGTTTCTGAAAATAAGAGTGGAGACCCATAGCACCGAGTCCAAGAGACCGCTCCTGCTGTGCTGAGTATCTAGCACGACTAATCTCATCACCAGCGTTGTCTATAAAGAATTGTAGTACGTTGTCTAAGAATCTAACTAGATCAGCGATCATAGTAGTGTCTTTCCAATCGTCATACATCTCTAAGTTGACAGACGATAGACAGCACACAGCGGTGCGATCTTCGCTAGTTGCTAAGTGAATTTCGTTACATAGATTAGACCCACGAATCTTCAGACCCAAGTCTTTCTGAGATTGAGGCATAGCACGATTAGCAGTATCGATAAAGTTGAGATACGGCTCACCAGTTCTGTAACGAGTTTCAAGAATTACTTCCCATAACTTACGTGCAGGCATAGTGTCACGTATTTCATTAGAATTAGGATCACGTAGATGCCATTCGCTGTCATCACGTACCGCTTCCATAAACTCATCAGTGATGTTTACTGCGTGGTGTAGATTCAAGTTCTTACGATTTACGTCACCAGTTGGCACTCGCATATTCAAGAACTCAATAATGTCTGGATGAGATGCTTCGATGTAAGCCGCATATGAACCTTTGCGTGTACGTCCTTGACGATAGGCAACCATGTCTGCGTCTACTGTATGTAGAAACGGCATAGGTCCTGGGGCTTTCTTAGATACTGCACGAACATCTGACCAGTGACCACCAACGCCACCACCTTTTACTGATAACCATCGTAGTTCTGCCGTATGATCGATAAGACCCTCAAGTGTGTCGGGTACATATGTAAGAAAACAAGAGATAGGTAATGCCTTGGGTTTCTCATCTGGTAACGGCGCATTCGATAGTACAGGCGAGGCATACATAAACCAGCCCTTCGATACGTAGTCATAAATTCGTTGTGATAATTCTAAATCGCCATATGAATAGGCGACAGCCGCACGTGCAAAAGATTCTTGAGGCGTCTTCTCAGTATCATTGCAGTAGTAATCTGTTAGTAATTTTAGAGACTGTTCTGATAACAGACGGTCTCTAGAGGCATCAATTTTGATGCCGAGGTGTGTTCTTGTTCTCGACACTTCTTATCTCCTTGGTTTTCTTATAAATTTATAAAGTCTTCAGTCATCGGAAAGATTTTAGCAATTGCCTTTCCTATCTCACGTGCGAGTATAATATGCTCTTTCTGTGTACCGTTAGCGGAACGTAATTCTATGTAGTGAATCCAAGAGCGAATAGTACCATTTGCATAAAGAGTAGATACTGTGTTCCCTTCTGGGAGCACCGCACGTGCCTGCTCTTTAGCAATGCCATTGTCAATTGCCCAGTTGTACGCAATTTTAGCTTCTTCTATAAGTCGCTCTTGTACTTGGTACCAACGATCCTGAAGACCACCTTCGTATTCATCAGACATGTCTAGTTCTATACTGTTTTGACGGTTCTTTGGATCTTGTAACCGTGCCTCTCTGAGTACAAAATTATTATCTTGGTCTTTAGGGTTAGCATATCTCTGTGAGAACTCTTGGAAAGAGAACGAGCGATGCCGTAGGAATTGACGTGCAATATCACGGGTCGTTTCTACTTCTAGTGTAGCAGATGCCATTTCGAATGGCGACCAATGTTTGTGTTTCATCAAATACTTTAGAAGACGTTCAGATGTTTCACTGTTGATCTGATTAGTTGGGTTTGATACCCTTGCACAATACGCAATCAAATCTTGCACATTATCTAATCCAATGATATCGCACGGTTGCGTGTATCCTATAAGTCTCGCCTTCATTAGCATTTTCTCCAATAACTAAGTTGTAATTTGGCTTGTAAGCCATCATGTGTGTTCTGGTCTATGATCAGATGTAAATCCGCAGATGATATACCAGATAATATCATATCGTTGATGTCTTTGTCAAGTATATTCGTGGGCCATATGCAAACTTTCTCCCCTCTCTCAATACACTTTTCCATACGTCTAACAATCTCTAAATTTCTAGGTTCGTTATCAAAGACAAACGTAGCATTATCTATACTCTCCAGACCAGCACCATTTCCATCTGCACCTGCCATAGCAACAGCGTTATCTAAGAAGAGACTATCTATTGGTCCCTCTACTACATAGTAACGCTTCGTAAAGTTCACAGTGTTCAGACCAAAAATTTTGGGCATAGAATCCTCTAGCATAATCGTGATGTAACGTATGCTTTCAGAGTCAAATGCTCTTCCTTGATATCCGAATACTGTCCCGTTCTGATCTATGAACGGTAGCACCAATCGAGGCTTGACTTGCTTCTCTGACAACTTATCAGGCATCAGCGAATTTGTCCACGTCTCAAATTTTGGAGCGTAATATAATTTATATTGTTGAGATGCTGGGATCCTTCTTTTTTCAACATATTTCTTGACTGGATGAGAAAAATTTAGACTAGACACTTTTTTAATTTGGAGTAGAGGACTACCCTTCTTAGTAAACTTTGGTCTACTAGTAGTAAGAGTATCAAGAGGACTAACAATATCTTGCTTTGGTGGTTTTGTGCGATAGCCCTTCTCTAGAGCCATGTCTACTACATACTCATTGTGGAGGTTAGGGTCGATTGCTTTCAGGAAGTTACGCATGCCATGAGAGGCATTGCAATTGTGACAATAGAAGATAGCCGAGTTGTCCTTCTCAAGGATCCAACCACGTGCTTTCATCTTTGACTTTTGGGAATCACCACATATAGGACAACGAAAGTTCGCTCTGTATGGTGTTTGTGATTTGATTGTGAATCGTTCTAGCCTTGTTGACAAGATACCAGAATACTTCACGTCTACGAGATTCATACTCTACTCCATAATATATTCAAACTGTATAGAGATTATACTCTAAACAGGTACGGCTGTCAAGTACTAATTAGCAAGAACTTTTAGAATACCGCCCATCTGAAGTACTGTCGCAATGATAAATCCGACGACCCATGAGCCTCCCATGATCCACCATTTCCAGCGTTCTAGTATTGTAACACGACCAGATAGATTTTTCAACTCACTGCCTACTTCTTCATCCATCTTGTCAAGCTTTGCCATGATCTCATCATGATTACGGCGATGATTTTCTGCACTCTCATCTTTCATGTCAGTGATTCTTCTGTGCAGTAGTTCAGTTTCTTTCTCAGCAAGGCGCTTGCGCTCTGAGATATCTTCGGCAAGAGTTCCTATGTTTTGCTCATGCACTGCCAAGATTTGAGATATACCACCTGAAGCATCTGCGATTTTATCAATAGCAGTGTCCAAACGACCAAGTAATCCTTGAATACTTGACACATCTCTTTTTAGTATTTCTACATCAGTTTTCACTGAACTTAGTCCATCAGTCATAGTACCTATTTACCTATAGTGTCCTTGAACCTCTTCAAAGGCTGCTGGTTATCTTTTTTATACTTTCGCATAGCCTTTTTTGTAAAACCTGGTTCTCCATCGGGTCCTACTCCAATACCTGCGATGTCTCCACCGCCTGCGCTGTTTGCGATTGCATCCTCAAACATATCATCGTAGTTCCGAGTTTCTTGAACTATAGACATATAGTCGATTAGTTTATCTTCTAACTGTTCTTCAGATAGAAAGTCTCCGTGCTTCTCAATCGCTTCATTCTCTTTGATGAGATATAGAGCGGCGGCATAAGAGGCAATTCTTGAACTGCCACCAGGTACCTTACCAAGAAGTCTCTTTAGTTTAGTAATCATCAAATCGAACTTGCCCCAAGCCTTACGCTCCTCTACAGTGCGTAACTCTCTAGCTTTCTTGAGTATATTCCCGTCTTCGTCAATAATACCTAGCTTGTACGCATCCCACTCTTTGAATGGGGTTGCGAGTCTACGTATAAATTGATATACGAGAAATAAGTCAACAATCATAGTTCTCTCAGTTCTTTTACTATATTAGCATCAAGCGGAATGCTCGATGTCTCTATTCTTTTTTCACCGTACTCTACAACATCTGGTAAGTAACCTTGGAATACCAGAAACGGTTTCAAGTACTTGTGATACTCTTCTAGTCTCAAAAACAACATAGGTGTTCCTGCAAGCCCAAAACAGTTATATATTACTATCATATGATTTAGAATCAGACGTACCTTCAATTCATCAAATTCCTCATATCTTCGAAACAATCTTTTCAGATATTGAAATCTTTTGAGATCATCATAAAATTCTTCCGTAGAAGCCGCCTTCTTCATATCATAATGCTTAGCCGCATATAACATAAATGTACTTTCATCTAACACCATACTTTGTTCACCATTATTATTATAAATTTGATGAGGGCATGTTTCAGCCCTCATCTTTATTTATTAGCTGTCTGCAACGACTGCATCTTCATCACTAGCTGTACCAGTAGTACCAGTATCACCTGCTTGTGCAACAGTTCTAGTCATAGCGACTAGTGTTTCAACACGCTTACGTCCAGAACCATACTCTTCGTATAAATTCCAACCGGTCGTCTTCAAACCTTTTGCTCTGTTAGCAGTAACACCAGCTTCTGTGGTATCGATGAAATAGCACTTTGCGTTGTCGCCAGCTGTCAAGTACTTCGGGATTGAAGCATCAACATCTGTATCTCCCCATAAAGCCATATCAGTTCTCCTTGTTGTGTTTTTCGATTTCTTGCATCATAAACTCTTTAGTTCTTCTACGATCTAATTTCAAACCTATTTTACGTCCGTAAATGTCTAGCTCTGTTTTAGTCATTGCACTAAGGTCGGGAGTTTTCGACTTCTTCTTCGCCGGCTTCTTTGCCACTGTAGCTTTCGCTTTTTGGGGCTTGGAAGGGGCTTGGCGCTTTACTGGAGCAGGCTCCACAGCTTTCGTCTCAACAGTTGATACATTCGCTTCACTCATTCCAAACAATTTTTTAATCCAACCAATCATAATTTCCTCCTAAGAAATATACATATTTAATTCATAACGACCTTGGTCATAGTAAACTTGCATTTGCAATTTCTGCCTTACATCTTTACCATTCTTAGACAAGTTGATTGAGTAAGAGTTGGTCTTACCTTTACTTGGCTTACGAGGTCCCATTGCAACCTTACGGTCCCAGTCATCTTCATCAACTGCATAGCCACGCTTCTTAGCGACAGCGATTGCATGTTGAACCGCAGATGAAAACGTTTTGTGATATATAGTGTAATCTGAATTCTTTGCTTCGTTCAGTTTCGCTTCAGTCAGGTCTGCAACTGATTCTTCGCCTAACATCTTAGATGCTTGCTTGATACCTACAGTTTGAAACCTTCCAGATTCGTCTGTGATGCGAAACGAGAACTTACCATTATCAAAGCCCACCATTACATCAAATTTCTTGTTACCTTTGCCACGTATACCAGTAGCAGAGATAGTGCCTTTAGCTTTGCCCTTCTGAATCTGTGGCGGTCTAGCCTCGTCAAGTTCCACTTCTTCACGAACAAATTGGCGTTTATCTAATTCAATACCACCAGATTTAACACCTCTTTGAATTACTGGAATACTTATTTTACTTGCATCCCCACGAGTTCCAATTTTAATTTTTCCAACAAATTTGTTTTGTCTTGAGGGAACTTCTGTATCAGTAATAAGACCGCCTAATCTTTTGACAGCACCTCTGATTGCTTGAACGTGCAATTTAAAATCGTTTTTAATATCAGCAACTTCAGATGGTTTTGCATCAGATGGAGCGTCAGCAGTAATTTTAATTGTATGAACATGTTGCAGTGCTTCGTCTAATTCAGTTTCTTCGTTCTGTCTCTTTAGAACAGCAGAAACTTGTGGATGATCAGATAGACCTTTCTTTAGCTTATCGATTGCTTTGACTGCACCAGTCATATTGCCACCAGCATATCTTTTGTCTGATGCAATACCGATTGCCATTTTGATTTCTCTTGGTGAGAATCTTTCATTTAGCCCCTCTAGTTCGGCAGATTCGTCTACAGAGGCATTAGGCTTTTTTACAGATTCGTCTTTTGACAACGCTTTAGAAATCGCTTTACGGCGCTTGTGCAGATATTCATCTGACTCATCTTCGTCACCGTCATTATCGATATCTTTGTCTTTACGATCATCGAACTTCTTCTTGACCGCTTTAGGATTTACTGGATCGATTTCTTCTTTCTTAGCTTTAGGCTTGTATGAAGATGATACTGTGCTACAGGTACTTTCGTATGCTTCACTCAGACTCTTTTCAACGTCTGCGATAGTCTTACACGATTTATCACATCCGAGACTTTTCTTAGCGTAAGCAATAAGTTTAGCGTCCGGACCAGTCATTTCAACATCATCTCCACCAAACGAAGATGAACCGATCTTTTTCATCTTGATACCCGCTGGTGCTTTACCGGTGAATGACTTTACAGTAATAGTAGCTTCGTCTAACTCAGCTTCTTCCTTGACTTCTTTCCAGCCCATCTGAAGATATGTCTTCAACTCTTGCTTGTTGACCATCTTCTCATCTTTACCGTCTTTGGCGATCTTGATGTTACGCACTTCTTCTAACGCTTCAATCTCTTCTTTGACAGAAGCCATAGCTTCGCCTTGAGATTTGTCGCCCTTACGTGCAGGTGCTTTCTTATCGGCAGCTACTTTTTCTTCTTCGCCAGAAATATCTTGTGGCTTAGTATCACCATCAGAACGATCTGACTTACGAGAAGCAGGTGCTTCTTGCATGTGTTGCAATTTGTTGATTGTCCTGCTAATAGCATCAGCGAAACCTTCTGGTAATGGTGCTATCTCTTTCTTATAGTTCATTGATTATCTCCCGAATATCTGTTATTATTTATTAGTTGTCTACTTTAGCACCAGCCCGCCATTGATAGCAAGACCAATATTTTGCTTTCCACTTAGGACCTGGATTATCACAGCCATGTCTTGCACGAAAACTTTTTCTTCTAGCAGGGTCGTCACGCTTGATCTCCATGTTAGGATCACCAAATGTTACTTTGACAACATTGCCTTTCTCGTTCTTTACGTATACGCCAAACTTACTCTTAGAGCCTGATGGCATTCTGAATGGGTCGTTTAGCGAAACTTTACGTCCCTGATACTCAGATGCTTCTGTAACTAAGTCATCATATATATTGCATTCTTCGCAGAATGTATCTATATGTGTTGCTCTATGTGTTCTAAAAGTTTTCATTATTGCGTTCTCGCTTCGTAATATGATTTGTCTAACTCGCCAACCGCAGTCGGATTATTGATCTTTCTGCACTTGATAAAAGTAGTGCGTAGTCTGCCATCTGGCATAGTATATGTCCTAACACCAGCGGCGACATTTCCAGGTGTGCGTGGATAGGTATCTGATATCGTTGCTGTGTTATCAAATTCCCATGAAGGATTATTCGGTACTGCAATCCAAGCCATTACTCTTCTCCGTCTTTGTTCATCATGTAACGATGTGCAGAGTTTAGATAGTCGGCAGCCTTAGTGATCTTGTTCTGTACCCACTCTGGCAGATTGTCATCGTCACCAAACATCTTGATCATATGATCTGCATCAGCAATAACACCACGTAGTTGGGTCTTAGCCATACCACCTTCGTTATCGTATTCGCCTGGGTCTTTTGCTTCTGCAATATGTTCTACAAAACTTTTCATGTTACCTATCTCTTCTTAGCCATTGTTATCTTACGTTTGTAAGGACTCTTCTTCATCTCTTCTTCAGCGTCTTTGATTGCTTGTAGCTTTGCGACTACAGCACCAGCTCCCGACTTGTCTAAGAGTAGACTGTATGCGATATCAAAATCATTTCTACTCGCACGTTTACCTACATCGGTCAACTGTCTCGCAACACTATTTCTTAGTTGAGATAGAAGCATAGAACCAAACCCCGGCACCATTACTTCTGGATCTTCGGGATTATCTATAGTATTCTGACTCTTCATCATAATACTTTCAGACATATGTTCTACAAACGATTTCATCTTAGCCTCTTATCCAAACATCTTTCTTAGTGTAGTTGGTCCAGCAACGCCGTCTGCTAACAAACCGTTAGAAGCTTGAAACTGCTTCACTGCACGTTTTGTACCTGGGCCATAAATACCATCGTCACCTAATCCTAGGTGTTGCTGAATTGCCTTTACTGTTTCTCCACGTGAACCTATTGAGCAAACTTCATCTAAGTTTACATCTGATTTAGGCGCAGGTACAGATAGTTCTACTTCACCGCCCATGATAGCAATAGCTTTCTCATAGCGTGATGTTCTATCTTCTAGACCAATAGTACCGCCATTGATCTTCTTAGTCATTGCAACAATATCGCCTTTATCAGCAATCTTGTTCAACTTCGCTGTATCCCAGAACCAACATGCTGACTCAACAGCACCCTTTTCTGTTGCTACGTATTCTACTGCTTCTTCGGCAGTCAGGTCTACAGTCTTACCAAATGCTGTGTAGTTATTACGACCAGTAAGTTGCTTCAAGCCACGACCACGAAATAACCATCCGTCACCGTCATTTACGTTGCCCATTGCACCACGCTTAGTACGATACTCATCTTGATAAACGTAGTTCGCAATCATCTCTGGATTACGAGCATACTCAGATGCATCACGCTTCTTTTTACCTGTACCAAAGTAACGACCAAACACTGCATTCAGTGCTTTCTCGCTGTAGTTCAAGTTCTCTTCAAGTCTCTTGAAGTCTGCGCTTTCGTGGGCGCACTGTGCAATAAATCCAGCGATACGCTCAGGAGTATCGATTTCATATTTTGGCATGATCTCTTCAAGTGCCTCAAACCATTCATCGGCTTTTGGATTGTTGTTGATCATTGCACTTAGCATTTCTTTAGTCAGTGGAAAACTCATAATTTTATCTCCTATATTCTATATTTATCTGCTCACTGGTTAGTATTTTACGATCTTATTAGGCGTCTTGAAATCTTTCTTACGCATGATCGTTTTGTTTACTACTTCAAATTCATTCTTTGCTTTGTCGTAGTTGATGACTACAGGCAAGTTCAAGTCTGCTTGAATATCTTTTAGCACTGCTTCAGAGTCACCTAGTTGTTTGATATCTTTCGCCTTGTTCTTAGCAACCTTCTTGAAGAAACGCTGTAACTCAGGAATAGAAATCTTAGGGTTGTTTCTATCATCGTTCATACGATCAGCAAAGTGACGTGTAAATTCTACGTCTACGCCAAACTTGTCTAGCAGTCTATCAGCAAACTTTTCGAGGTCACTGATTTGCTTCTGTGATACATCTTCGTTGAATTGCTTGAAGCCTTCACGTTCACTGATTACAGATTCGAACATATCATCTAACTCAAGTTCTTCACGCTTGCCCGCATACTGTCTTAGTCTTCTCTCACGATCTGCTTCTCTACGCTTACGATCATCATCAGTCTGCTTTTGACCAATCTTCATCTTACGTATGTTACGCTCACGCTCAACGTTCTGCTTGTGTCTCAGATCCTCTTTCTGCTTATCAGTCATCTTAGACATTGGCTTAGGCACTGGTCCTTCGCTCTCTGATACGCTTTCACCAGGAGTATCTTTCTTGTAACGCTTAGTTAGTTTATCTGTGCCTCTATCGCCAGCACCACCCTCTTCAAAGACATACTCTTCGCCTAGCATTTTGTGTAGTACTTTACCGTCTACATCTTTATACGTTCTAGCAATCTGTGCGGCATAGTATTCAGAACTATGTCTCATGCCAGTCTTCTTGGCTTTTGCCTCTTTCTTCTTGCGATCAATAACACTCTTCAGTGTATTCAATGCATGGTCATACATCTTTTTGTTGACTGACACAGACTTGATTTTATTAGACATGTATCCTTCGAACATATCTTCAAACTCTTCGTCTAACTTTTCTTTCTTCTTCTTAGCAATCGCAATAGCGGCTTGCTGTGCTGGAGATACTGCTTCGTTCTTAGGCACACAGTTAGGTACTAGCTTGCCACCTTTCTTTTTCATGCCACGCTTTTCGTGTGTATCCCAACATGGATCATCTTCAGTGATAATCTTTGTCTTCTTATATGACAGTGACCCATCTTTCTTCTTATCGATAGGTGACTCTACTTCTTCTTTCTTAGAACTGCCACGTACTTTAGCGGCAAGGTCTGCGTCTGCTTTACCCCATGTTCCAGATGATTTAGTAACAAATGAATTTACACGTGCAAAACCCCATTGCTGTGGAGTAGTACCTGGTCTATGTCCAGTTCTCCATGCGGCAACGCCTCTGTTGTACACTTGACGTAAAATGCCAAGTGGCATACCAGACTTCTCTGCTTTTGCTTTCAGACCTGCATCGCCCTTTGCTTCACTCAGTTCTACTGAATCAGCGATATCACTTGTCACTTCTTCGATGAATGCTAGTAATGCTTCATCAGTATCAAACTCTTCTTTCTGTAGATCACGAATCTGCCTACGTAAACCACGTGACTTTACTGCGTCTAGTTCTTTATCGTGTTCACGCTTCATGTTCTCACGTTCAGACTTGTGCTGTGATCTCAAACGCTCTTCTGCTTTGTTCTCATCAATAACTTTATTCTTGATCTCTGCTTTATCTGGTGTATCACCAGCTTCAGCATTCTTCTTTCTGAAAATCTTGAATCGACCATCAGTCTTCACACTGCCGTCTTTCTTCTGTGCAGAGTGAAACTTAGATAATGGTATAAGTTCTTCACCATACATATCTTTGAATTTCTTTGTGTGCTTAGATGGCTTAGTCTCAGCAGTTGCGTCACCAGGTGCTGGCTTGTATGCCGCTGGATTATCATCGTCCATCTTTGTACCCTTCTTGAAGTGGGCATCACGCTTATCTTTTGTTGACTTAGATAGACCTTTGTAGTAGACAGCTGGCTGTGTGCCTTTCTTGTCTTTGATATCTGGGTCTTGACCTACAGTCGGCTCTTCGATGAATAGATCGAAATGCTCATCTAAGTTATACTCTTCGCTTACTTTTTTGCCTTGTACTCTAGCAATATCAGCACGGCGAACTTTAGGTAGAAGTTTCTTAGCGATACGATCAATAACTGCTTTACGCTTTGCTACTTTCTGATCGATCATCATCTTCTCGGCAGTAGAGAGTTCGCTATAACGCTTACCCTTATCTCCTGCAACTTTGCCACGAATGATTGCGATTGCCTTCTTACGTGCTTTCTTCTGTAATCTATCTTTGGTAGCAACTCGCTTCGACATTCTCTTACGGGCAGCGGCAATCTTAGACTTATACTTACGCATAGTCATGGCACGTTGTCTACGTTGTGCGAATGATAGAATTGCTTCGTCTAGTTCTAACTCTTCTGAAATCTTCATGCCACCACGTACCATGTCGTATACGTCTTTAGCGTTTGCTTTCAGTTTCTTAGGTAGACCTTTAGAAAATGACTCCATGTCACCATCTTTTGCCAATGCCCTCATTTTAGAGGCTGACATACCTGTCACATCATCGGCATCTGGGTCTCGGTCACCAGCAGAAACAACCTTGATACTATCAAAGCTGTAATCTTTTCCGTTATATTTGTTTAGTAGATCATCAAAAGTTTTTACACGATCTGAGCCAACTACAAGAACAATGTTCTTATACTTTTTCTGTAGTTCTTGTGCGGCTTGAATAATCGTCTTTGATCTAGACTTACGAACTATCTTGCCAAACGCTTTCGTTGCAAGCATGTATTTGTCATCGTAAGTAAGGGGATTCTTTTTTGCGTCTTGCGAATGCGTCAGAAATAGAATAGGATCTCCACCTTCTGAACGTGCGACTGAGTTGATTTTGTTGACTAGTTTTTCATGGCCAACAGTGATGGGATTCATACGACCCCAACCAATCACCGCTGTTTTCCCAGGAGCTTCTTCTAGCTTGGGCTTGAGTTCAATCGTATTTTTGACGAGAATTTCATCAGCATCCTCACCCTTCTTTGCCTTCTTTGGCTCGGGCTTCTTTTTCTTCGGTTGCTCTTTTTCAACTGATTTTTCGTTTTCGGCCTCTACAGCCTTATCTTCTTCTTTATCCATTTTATCCTCTTGGTAGGTTTTCCGTAGACTTACTACAAGTATGTGTTGTATTTATAGATTAGTTATCTTCATCGAATAGCGCCTCAAAGTCGCTGTTGATGATAAATGATCTCAGAAATGTAAAGTTCTGTAGATCGGCATCCCCATCCCATATTGTCGATTCTCTTATCCAGCCCATAGCAGATATTGGATCACAGATGCTAATAGGTACCTTTGATACTAACTCTGGATAGTTTCTCATAAAATATCTATTGTCAACAGCTTCTTCTGCGCCTTTCTCATATAACTCTTTGAGTAGCATATGAGCGGTTACATATGTGATAGCATACGCATGGGCTCCTCCATGCATTCCAATTGGTATAAGTCGAACAGATGGTCCTGCTCTTTCGTGATCATAT